CACCTGCAAAGCCCTGCTCTATCATAGCATGGATGGTTGTACCCATCTCTGCTGCTTGCTTACCTATACTCTTTGAATGCTCCTTACATCTGTAAAAGAATTGTGAGTCTGTTTCTCCTTTGTTCTTCTTTAATGTAAGTGCAGCAGTTATTGCTTGGTTGATCTTCCAATTCTCAAGTGGTGGCTTGGCTGCAACACCAAGGATAGTAGTAACAGATGGTACATAACCATGCTTCCTAGCATCCTTTAGATTGGTGTTGCGCTCTTTTCCATTAGAGCCAACAACTGTGTATGCAGCTTCTCCTGTCTTATCATACCAGTGTTCAGACTCTTTCTCCATTATGCAAATTCCTCTGCTGTAATATCAATGAAATCGTCAACAGTTTCTGTGTCAACATCCTCATGTTTTTTCATATTCTCATCCCATGCATTTGTAATGTATCCATTATAATTAGATACCCATGCTAGGAAGTTTGCAAAGGTTTCCTGTGCATCATCATCCATTTCAAGAGTTTTTGTCAAGTCAAGTGTTACTGATGGTAGATAAAAACAATTACCATTAGGTAGCTTACGTTCTTCTGTAGCTAATTTTACATAGTGTTGAATTGGTAGTCGTTTCATCTTATTTAGTTTATTAAATACAACAGTACCAAAAGTCTTAAATGCATCTCTGTTCTCTACTTCCCAGATAAATGGTGTAGCTCCTATAGAAACTGATGCACCTGTCTCATCAACAGGATTGTCTAGTTCTATTGTACCAAACAGTACACGTACACGCTTTATTTGTTTAAGTAAATCCTGCATTTTTTCAGGTAATGACTTAAAATCCTGTATGTATCCTGCAGCTTTACCACAGTTAAATCCACCATCATTATCCTTCAGATCAATGTTAAGATTGTCTGCCATGATAGTTTTAATATACCTATTCGGTGTAGTATCTGTCTTCATTACAAAACGCTTGTACATAAATCTTTGCATGTAAGGTCTTATAGTAGCTGTATCAGAGTAGTATGTTGGCCCATCTGGTATGTCCAACTTATATGTACCACCACTTACAACTTCTACGTTGACCATTTTACCATTAACTTCTGACCTACCCATGATAGGTGCATGGTTAATACGCACACGAGCCAGTGCGTCTGCTTTTTCTTTATTAGATCCTGTATCCATAACCATGCCCATAGCCTTTGCCATTGCTGCATAGTCCTTAGTATTTATATTTGCTACTTCATTCATTTATTTCTCCTTTTGTATACTGTAAGGTTTCTAGTTATATCATGCCACATCTTTTGTGTCAAGCCAATTATCTCCTATTTTTGCTTCTAATAATAATGGCACGTTAAAGTCTATATTCCATCTACTATTTATTATATTTATTAAGTTATCGTTCGTTGCTTTTACTATTCTTATTACCTTATCTGTTTCATCTGGATGTACATCAATAACAATACTATCATGCACTGTATTTACTACACAACTTTGCATAGAGTTTTTCTCCAGTAGCTTATCTATGTATATCAGAGATATAGGTACGATGTCAGCAGTTGCAAAGGATTGAACAGGATAATTCTTTATCTGTGTGAAAAATGTCACACTTCCATTACGTCTACGCTGTACATTAGGCCATGTAAATTCTCGTCCAGATGGTGTTTTAATTCTACCTGTACTTAATATCTCACTTGCTAATCTTTTATGCCATTCAGATATACCTTTATACTTAGTTGTAAACTGTTTATAGTAGGCAGCTTCTGCTTCTGTTCTACCAAACCCACTTGCACCATACAAAGGAGCAAACGTATGTGCCTTGGCCTCTTGTCTAGACATAGGCTGACCTGCATCACTAATAACTTTAGCTGTATAACTATGCACATCAAAGCCTGTGGATACTTCTTCTATAGCTACCTTGTCCTGACTAAGGAATGCAGCTACACGAAACTCTAGCTGTGCAAAGTCTGCTTCCATGATCTGTCCACCTTCCCATCGTGATACAAATACTTTCTTTACTGGAAATGTACCACCTCTAGGCATGTTTTGCATGTTAGGATTAGCACCCGACAGCCTACCTGTACCTGTTCTATGCTGTAGTAATTGAACATGTAGCATACCATCGGACTTAATATGTGTAGATATACCTTCAACAAAGCTAGATAAATATGTATCTAGTGCTGATAATCTTCTAACACGTTGCAAGAATACCACAGCATCTTGAAAGTTACGTTCTCTGGCATTTGTCTCTAGCTTTATAAGATTGTCCTTACTTGTACTAAATCCATGTGCGCTTACCCAATCAGGGTTAGGAGCTATAAACTTCAAACCTGCTATCTCTTTAGTATCTGTAAATAAATAACCTTCGGCCTTACACTCTAAACACTTACTAGTATTAACAAAAGGCTTACCATTCTTTTTAGTTCTACGTACCTTACCTGTACCCTTACAACTAGTACACTGTCTTGCCTTCTGTTTATATAACACAGATGATTTGTTTTTTATAACTGATTTAAACTCTGAGTCAGTAAATCTAGGTTCAAACGAGTTAGCCCACATAGGTTTGTCATGTGGCTTTCTACTATATATAATCCACGATAATTGTTCAGGACTATTTAGATTAATTGGTCTATCTCCCATCAATTCATGCACTTGAGACTGTAATTTTGTTAATAACTCCTGTTTTTCCTGTTCAAACTCCTTACGTACCTCTTCTAATGTATCTGTATTAACATTAAAACCTCTCTGATATATACGTGCAAGCTGTACACATATCTGATTAGTTAATTTAGTAGTAGATTCTAATCCTTTATCTTCTTGGCTTAGTTTGTAGTCTAACTTCTTATATAATTCCATAGTTGCATGTAAATCTGCTGATAAATACTGTGATAACTCTGCGTGAGGTATATCTCTAGTTGTATATCCCTTATTAAAGTAATCTTTTAGTGTACCCATCTTCTGTGTATCACACTTATATCTTTCGGCTAGATATTCAAGGCTTAAAGGTTCTTTCTGTCCTCTTTGTATGATGTATGCACCTAACATGGTATCAAATATCTCACCATTGTAGGTAAAACCTGACTCCCATAGCCATGTTAAGTCATGCACTGCATTCTGCATCACCAAGAGGTGGGTATCATCCAGAATGTTCTGGACAATACTTCCACCCTCAGTGGTAGGTTGTTGCTCACTGTGATCAAACGTAATAATATTTTCTCCAGAGTGATTTAACATGCCTACCATAGTCAATGAGTTTTCTGATTCAAAAGGATCAAGCATAAGCTTATTGTTACGTTTAATAGTAGTATTTTCTACATCTAAAACTGTTACAACTTTCATTTCATTTCCTCTATCTTTACCACAATATAACTATCAAGTATATCTCGTACCATTTGTGGGCCATGAGCAAACAAAGTTATACTTTCTGTATCATGCTCTGCATTTATCTCATACTCCACGTAGTATTTAATCCTTGGTGATTTTAACATCATGTAACTTCTCCTCATGTCTTTCCATATATTTAACAGCATTCTTTATTGTTGTCAAGTCATCTCTAAATCCACCTAAACCATCGTTACAGTGTTTACATATGTATCCACGAAACGTATCTGTATCGTGGCAATGATCTAACACCCATGTACCTAAAAGTTTTTGATTGTATTTATTAACCTCATCTATCTTTCTTATACAAATAGGACATGCATAGTCTTTATCCTGTGGGTATATATTTTTCTTTCTTAGGTCAGAAATTACTCGCCTATGCCCAGAACTACATGATTTACATGTTCTCTTTACTTCTGCATTCTCTGTATTCTTATAACTCATTTGTTGAAAGTTACTGAGTGGCTGTCTTATATCACATTTTATACATACATAACCATCCTCATTAATCTCTTGGACAATTTCTAAGTCAAACAACTCACCCTGACTCATACTTCGTACCTTGCTGTCCTGTAGTTCAGTTCACAATGAACTATACCATGCCACCCTGATAGTTTATTCTTTACTACGTTTAGGTGACGCTGTGTATCCTCTTCTTCCTGACCTTCTACAGGTGGATTCTTTGCTATGAGTATCATTAGGTCAGCTTCAGCAGCTTTACCTGTACGTGATCCTTCCATCATAGCCTGATTCAATACAACCTTGTTCTCTGCATCAGCAGATAGCTGTGACATATAAAAGATAGCACATTCATGTTGCTTGGCTATCTGTCGTGCATGTATTGCATTTGCCTTGAGTGCTTCATCTGCTCTGGCAAACCCTTGTGTCCTAGCAAACTTATCACCCATATCTAGAATCACTACATCAGGTTTATATGACTTACAGATACTTTCTACCCATGCCATGTCTCGTCCTGTCGCATCTTTTACTTTTATGTTATCACTAATGTGTTGATATATATCTCTGGCCTTACTTGGATTACTTTTAACTTCCTGCATGGTCATACCTGTAGCTGCTGTAAGATATCTAGCACCAACACGATGTGTACCTTCTTCGTTACACAACACAATACACTTCGCTCCTTGCTGTGCAAAACCATTCGGCCCTGCCACTAAACTCGCATGGAAAGATGTCTTACCTGTGTTAGGTCTCGCACCTATCTCAATCAAGTGTCCTTCATTCACACCTTCTATCTTACGTGTAAGAGTCGGTATGTTAAATGTCCACTGTGCTTCCAGATCATTCTTAGCAAGTAATGTTTCAATATCCATGTCATCCCACTCAATGTTTAGGTCAGGCGTAAAGTCATCACCATACTGTTCAAGTATATTTCGGATTGGCTCAAGATTATACATACTACCATTGACCATTTCAAAACCAATGTTGGCTATGTCTTCTCCAACTACTTGTTGAAACAGTTTAGACAACACTTCCTGTGCCACATCGCCACCCATAGGTGATTCTTTCTTGACTTGGTTAAACAACGAACTGTAAGCATTCTTTTGTGCTGTTGTTAACTGTGCATTATTTGACATAAATAATGCCTCAACTTCAGCAGGTGTTACAGTACGTTCGTATCTCTCCATAGCTGCATCTATGGTATGTTTAATTTTACGTACATCTTTACTGAACAAACGATCTGGGCAACGTGCGCCACGATGATCATCATAAAAGCCTCTGTCCATGAGGCTACGTATTAAAGATAGTTCCATTTTATACTCCTAATGCTGTTAGTTTTTCAATGTCGTTAGGTTTTTTATATTTTAGATCGTCAGTTAGTCGTAAGGCAAGTACATTATTTACATAGCCTCGTAGTTCTTTCGTAAATTGTAGCGTCTTTGGTAGTGCGTCAGGGTCAAGAGCTATTATTGCTGTTGAGAACTGTGATAAGAACCTCTTGTGTCCTTCGGATAGGGATGTACCCAACACAGCGACCCCGACATATACATCACCACCTACAAATGCAGCACTTATACAGTCCTCAACAACTACAGCGACTTTACCATTACCATGACTATAAGGCAAGTCGCTTTTACCATATCGTTTCCATTTTGGTAGTCTATGTGTGATACTTCTGCCACTAGCATCTATCATCACACCCGATTTAACCACAGGAAATACGACACGATTCTCCTTTACATCATACAACAAACCCAACTCATCAGGATCTAAATCCCACTCAGTACAGAATGGTTCTATAGCTTGATTATCTTTTACTAACCATTCGGGCTTACTAAATTGTACTTCTTCTACTTCTCTAGTTGTACGACTAAAGTATTCACGTATATCATTCTTACTTAGTTGTACCTTTATTCTTCCACCTTTGTGTAAGTTACAGCTATTTCTATAACACCTATACAATACAGTACCCATGTCATTTGTAACTGAGAACTCTCTCTTATTACAAGAAGGACACTTAACTCTTACACTTTCTCCCACTGTAAGTGATAAATCATTTATATAATTATTTACATTCATAGTGTATCACTTTCTTTGTTACTACTTCGTAGATTTTAAACTATCTGTTCTCTGTGTCAAGGCATTATTTGCACTGAGATATGTATGTTTCATATATGGTTGCACAGAAGACACATGTGTATGTCCTGTCACTGCCATTACTTGTGGCAATGGTACTCCTGCATCCACCATTTGTGTCACTCCTGTCCTTCTCAAGTCCATTAATCTTAGTGTCTCAGGTAACATGGCTTCACGCATGATAGCCCTTCCATTTTTAGATAGTCGCTCTAAAGGATAGGGTCTAAACACACCCTGTATGGGGCTAGGATGAGGTGCTACGTACCTTTGAAAGCCGAAGTCTTTGTGTTGATCTTCTAACATGCCCAATAAGTCCTCTGAAATGGGTAAAAATACCTCTGCTCTACGCTTACTTTGTTCAAGGTGTAACTGCTTATCTTCCCAGTGTATATTATCCCATTCTAGTGTCCTCATGTCACCTAATCTTTGACACCATTCATATGCCATTTGTATAATCAGACCAACATTACGATACTGAAACTTAGAATATGCAACATCAAGAAATTTACGTACATTATCCTCTGTCCATACAACCTTTCTCTTTTTTACTGCCTTACGTTTTATATTAGAGAATGGATTTAGTATGGCGTGTTCCATCTCAATCGCATAATTAAATACACGTGATGCACAGGTAGCTGTGTGATTTGCAAGGCTCACACCACGCAAAACCCACTCTTCATATATACCCTTGGCAACCTTTGTTGTTACATTTTTATATTTAACTGTGCCAATTTTGTCACACACTATACTTAGGAAGTATTTGTAATCCACTTTAGTTGTATCACGTAACATATTGAAATCATTAGACATATAGTATAACTCAATCAAATCTTTTACTGTACTCTTTTCTGTGATTACAAATACCTGCGACTGTGTGTCACGCCACTCATCTATTGCCTTGTTGTCTTCACGTACAAGTTTACGCACCTCTTGCAGGTCAGTGCCAAAGGTTTTTCTGGTCACTACACCTGCATCAACAAGGTTTTGAGGTGGGTTGTAACGATACTCCCCACTCTCTCTTTTTTGTACATATCTTGGTAGTTTAATCATGCTACCTCAAGAAACTGTGGTGTACTGATCCACTTGGATACTTCTTGCTCACGTGCAAACATACTCACAGCCTGTGTATCATTACCTGTATTACGTAGGCTGAAACCATTACGCTCGTCAGCATAGGAAGCATAGTTAGTGAACGCACTGTACAATGCGAACTTATTGTGACCACGTACACCTGCCTCTTGCATATACAACTCATACATCTTCTTAGCTTTACGCTCTGACTTGATGATGTCCTCAAGCAATTTGTTTACACTCACATATGTCAGGTCAGTGTCAGCCCATAGCTGTAGCTTCTTACCTTGAGTATCAAAGTCTGTCTTAGCTTTGGTCAACTCATGCTGAAAGCCTGACAGTGTGAAGCCTGATGTATTCTTCTTACGCACCTTGTCGTAATCACCAGTGATCATACCATTCGTGCAGAAGAAATCTATTGCACCAAACCATGTGGCAGGTGAGGCTGTACCATCTATACCATGCACAGCTATCAATCTCTGTGATATTTCAGTGGCATGTTTAGTTGTATGAATAGTTGTCTTGATCTTAGGTAATGTGACATCAAGCATAGTCCATCCATTGTTACGTGCTGACTTAAAGTTTACACTCGCATCCTCTAGGTCAGATGCAGGTAGGTCATTGGACATTACATCCCATACACTACGATAGAAATCACCATGACTTCTAGCTGTAGCACCTTCACCTATGATTGCAATAGGCTTACCTGTCTGCGTGTTGATGACATACTTCTTATCTGCAACTCTGGTAGGTTCAAAGTCTACATCAAAGTCTAGGTCATATGGTACGTCTAGTTCTTTTGTTAAATCAAATGGCATTATATATTCTCCTTTGTTATGGCAACTGTGCCTTTGTTATATCACTACTTGATGATACAAGATAGCAATAAATTTCTTTTGTTATATCTGTGTGGCTACTATGCAACAGCTTGCAACCATTCAGGCATGGCTCTGTTCTTGTTCCATCTAGCAAAGCCCATCTTGTCACGCTTGTAGAATGCACGATAGGCTTCAACAGGATAGTTCTCCTCTGTCTTACAGTCATCATGCCCACTGAAACACTGAGGGTGTGGTGTCATACCACCTTCTGGTATATACTTTGTACCTTTGA